CATGACCATGCGACGGCATTTCCTCGGTAGTGATTTGATGTTTAGCCTCGCCGCCCTTATCACCAAGGTTATAAGTATACGTCGTCCCATTTTCGGTATAGCTTCCGGCAGACACGAGTACGCGGCCTGCATCCATTTTTACCCAAGTCGTCCCTGCCCACAAGATATTAGGGTCGTCGGTTGTCGTGGTTTCCCAGATACTGCCGACAGGATGGACAATGTCGATGACTTCTTTAATGGAGCGTTGCTGTACCTTCTTCCATGTGCCATCTGCCGACAGGTAGTAGTCGGTCTGCGTCCCTTTATCCGGGGCCGGGACAAGGCCAGCCACACCGGCGGCGGTCGAGGTGGCCCCTTTGAAATTCGTGATACTCTTCACGCCGGTAGTTACGGCGTTATCGACGTAAGATTTAGACGGTACTAATTCCCACGTTACGGGTGATACAGACGTCAATTTATAGATATTGTTGCTGTCGTCGGTACGCATGCACTGCATCCCGACAGCAAGGTTCGTCGTTGGGAACGCCGTGCCGGAGAACGTACTGGCTACGGACTGAATGTTCTTGTCCGCTTTCTCCAGATACGTATTACAGGCGTCCGTCGTGACCAGTTCGTTATATTCCTGCATATTACCATCCTTTCGCAACCCACGAGACGATGCCCGTTGTACGGTTGCCGTAACTATTCAGTAATTCGATTTCAAAGTAGCGCCCTTTGTTGTCCTGCCCGTCGGTCGTGAGGATATTCGGTACGGGCGTCGTCGTTCCCGTGCCGCCCTTGACCATGGCGTTTACTTCCGGGGCGTTATAGTAATGCTTGTTGTAATAGACTTTCGTGGCCGCTGTCGTATCCTTGATTTCAAGCTGGCCCTTATCGTCGGTATCGTCGATATCGACATGCGGCGATACATCGTACAACAAAGGCTGTGCCTGCGTGGCCTTACTGACCACACGGAGCCGCAAGAGGGCTTTTTCGTATTCATAGTCTCCTACGTTGAAGTCCGTGAACTGTTCGTACAGTGGCGGGGTATCCGACATGGCCGTAAAGTCATTCATTTCTTTGAACGACGAGAGTACCTGTACCGACTCGATATAGCCGTTGCTGGCCCTTACGAACGCGTCGTACAGGGCAATGTCTTCGGCCGGGTTCTTTCCTATATCTCGTGTGAGGCCGTCACCGATATGGGCAAGGTCCTCGAATCCACGGATAAAAGCCATATCCCTGTTAAAGGACTCGTCGGTTTCCACGGCTTCATGCAGAGTGCGTTCGAGTTTCACTAGTCGTTTATCGGCGATGGCGATACGATCATCACGAATGGCGTAGATATTCCGGTATACCTTATCGAGTGTTTTCAGTTCTTCCCGGAAGATTTGTACGGCCTGCCACGTTTTTTTATAGCCGTCCCGTACATGGAACTCATCGAACTGCGCCGACGTGGCATATTTGGCGATGTGTTCCATGGCTTTTACCTGTTCACGCGCCAATGTACGCATATCATTCCGCCATTCGTCCATGATATGCAGTCCGTCATACAGTTCATGTTCTACGGCCTGCCGTTCTTCCTCGATAACAGCCAGGTCTTCCCCTTTATTTAATCGGGAGGCTCTACGCAACGAATCCATGAAGCTAAAGGCGTCGTCCAGCTGTTTGACGGCCGTCTTCTTCACGGCTTCTGTGGTCCGGATATCCTCTGAAATATGGATGAGGAATAACACATTGTCCCAGTATATTTCCGTCGTATGAATCATTTCGCTACGGACAACCTCAAGGGCTTTGTTTTCGCCGTCCGTGAATGTCACTGCCATTTCATCGTATTTCGGTTGTGCGTGGCTCATATATCGTTCTATAGCGGTTATGGTTTCCTGGAAGGCCCGTGACAATTTTCTTGGTAGTGTCAGGGTTATCCGTAACGATTCCGGCCTCGTAGCGTGTATGAGCTTGTTGTGACACTCCGCAATGGACAACGTTTCCTGTACCGAACGGAACCAGTTGAAAAAGGCCGTTGCATCGTCGACAATGAGTACCGCTTCCCACGGATTGATGAAAACAGCCTTGATAGGCCGTTCCTTTACGGCGATATCTTCGGCTGTTTCCTTCCGTGTCTGCGATTTTTCCTTATCCGCGACGAGAGTTGTCTCTTTCGCTGTCCACTTCCATATGTTCGCCCTTCTATATGCCTCTGTGAGCTTCGTTAGCTCATGTTTAGATATAGTTAGCCGCTTAAAATTTTTATCGCCTATATGGAGCGAATAGCGCTGTTTTTTGGCGAATTGGTTTTTCTCGTTGTCTTTCAGTGAAAAAGACTCCCTTTTCGTTCCCAATGCCATACCGCTCTTCTTGATTTCCAGTACTTTCAGACTTTCGAGACAGTGCATATTGAACAACACGTTATCCCAATACGTTTCCCGAACGGCCCATGCGTCCTTTAATCTGATGGTACTGGCAATCTTCCGTTTGTCTGCCGTATGCAGGCTTTCCAGCGGCCGGGTATTGAAGAGATAATGGTACAGCTCATCAACAGGCGTCGTGATGGTTGATACCTTGTCGTTGATTTCGGACGCTCTATAGTATCTGAGTGCGGTGTCGAATATAATTCTAGGCTTTCCATGCCTTCTATCGTATTCTTCCAGCAGCCAGACGGTTTCCTTATTCGTCGCGCTGTACGCCATTTTGCCAAAAGCATCAAGCGTCCTACTGGCACGGCTGTCAGATAGGGTGAACGTGGTATCTGCCAGCTTGTACAGCGTGAACGTTTTGGCAATATCCATAGGCGTTACGACAAGGTGAACTGGAAGGTCGTCGTCATGGTATCGTCAGCGGCCTTGTTGATGACGTCGAATACGACGCGGTCGAGGAACGTGCCACCGCTTGCGGCGTTGCAGATACCGGCTTCCGTGATGGCGCCGGTAGCTTCCCCGGCGGCAAAGGTCGTCGTCAGTGTAAAGACTTTCGTGCCGGTACTATGAGCGTAGCTGGCCGCTTTCCGCTTGAGTTCTGTAACCAATGCCGTCTGTGTGGCGGCAACAGCGGTCGTGCCTGTGCCAACTGCCGTATAGCCCATGACGGCCGGGCGCGTCGGGTCGGCCATAGCGGCGCAGATATAGTCAAAACCGCCGTTCAAGATAAGGTTGTCTTTATGGCGGGTTTCTACGTCGCCGTTGGCGTGATGGATGACAACGTTCAAAGAGCCTTTGATTTTCATTTCGTCTTTATTCATGTGCTTTTACTCCTTTGGGTTAAAGAAAATACGATCAAATGCAGTGCACGGCGGAATGAACGCCTTGATGTATTTGGTCGTATCGAGGTCGAATTCACGGATAAAGAAAAGCCGCTTGTCGGCGCTCTGTGCGAGTCCGAAAAACAGCCAGTCCATATCTGCGGTATCAATTTGTAAGCTGAGTATCCGTTCATTGACAGTATCCCGTACGTAGAACGAGTCCGTCCGCTTGTCATACCCGATGTACAGCGTAATATCGCGAAATATGCCGTCAGCGCCTAAATGCTGTGCTTCGTAGCTGTCGACGGTAAAGGTCATATCCTTAACGGCGATATAGTCCGTTTGGTTCGGCTTGTTCCCGCGCATCTCTGCAATGAAGCAGTCCGCAAGCGGGGCCGTCTTCTTGAACCAGAATCCGATAGAGAACGTTTCGGGGATACTGCACGAGTATTCCAGCTGGCCCACATCGGTGATGAGTGCGCCGTCGTTCCAGCGTACCGGAGCATAGCTTGTGTTCTTCTCCGTCAGCAGTGTGCCGCCCGCGGCCTTACTCGTGCCGTCGATGATAGCATCAAAGGTATCATCGGCCTTGCCGGTATACCTAGCTATCTGCTTTTTCAGCTCTACGCCGTCCAGGTCACCCAGAATACCGCATACCAGGATATGCGACGCCTCGTAGCTGTCGACGGTGAAGGTCATGTCGCATACCCTTAACGTCTGCTCCGTAACGGCGTTGATTTTGCAGTCAATCCAGTTGCGGGCCTTTATCTTCTGTGGCAACGATACTTTCATGAGATATTCGCCGTTGAAGGATTCCTTTTCCAGCCGCAAGCCTTCCATAGCCGCGTTGTAGTACATGTTCGTCTTTATCCCGCTATAGCCCAGCTTGTATTGGTTATAGTCGAGGATGACGTTCTTATTGATTTCCGGGTCGCTGGAGAGGTAATACCAGGTCGCATCCACGGAATAGTTGCCGTGGTCGTCGACGGCCTTTATCATGAAGTAATAATTCCCTTCGTTCGGCCGGATATAGCGGTATTTGTTGACCTTCGAGCGGAAGATTTCCGTACCTTGTTCCCATTCCTGCGTCTGCCCGACTTTCACGACGTACTTGATATTGTAGATAGATAAAGCATCCCAGTAGAAATACAGGTTGGCCCCGTTCTTTTCTACCCAGAAGCCTGTGACGTTCGGGACAAAACAGGATAGGTAAGCACGTTCACCTTCTCCGAATTGGTCGTAATAGGCTATATACAGCTCTTTGATATCCGGGTTCGGATACAGGAAGACGTTATCCACGGTCTGATACTTCACGCCGTCTATGTACAGGTTGGCACCGATACAGTTAGACGGTATCTCCAGGAAGGTAATGAGTGTCCCTTCATTGTTCTTGGTAAAGGATATGTCAGACGGTGCAGACGGCCTCCGCTTGTTATACGTGATGGTCCGGCCGTTGGATACCTTGCCGTGCTTGCTGATGGCAAACAGGTATATCTTGCCGCTGGCCGTCGTCGGTATGGCCAGGCTGGACGTGGCTATGGTCTTTTCCAGCAGGCCATAGCTGTTGCCGACGTCGGCATTGGTGCGGACTTCGTAGTAAGCTAGGTCGGCGTCGTCGACAGCATCCCAGTTGAGTACCCCGCCCAGCCGGTCGAACGTCAGCGTGAAGTTACGCGGCATGGGGAAGTCGCCTTTATTCGAGGCGTCTACATCGTCTGCCGTGAATCCATTGGCTACGTTGACCTGCTCATTGACGGATTTCAGATACTTCCGTAAGAGGGATATAAGCTGTCTGCCGTCGCCCTGGATAGCGGTCGGAAGGTCCGGGAATGTCAATACTTGTTTCTTGTATTCTGCCATAGCATCAACTCATTCCTGTGCTGATTGCCTGCTGTAAGGCATTGACGATATTCGTATCCTGGCTTATGTCGTACTCGTTTTCATTGAGTGCCAGGAGGACCGCCGACTTGACGATGATATCGTTGATGGCGTCGTGATTGAACGGCAGCTCTTTCGTCGTGCTTTCGATGAGGGCGGGCGTTGCAAAATACCTGAATTTCACGGTGGTAATGTCCGGGTCGGTGATATGCACGGTCCCGGCCGTCATGGCCAGGGGATACGTCCCGCAAGCGCTCATATAGTTCTTGGGGATGGAATCCCCTTCCCTCATGGTCGTTTCCTCTACGAGTACCGGCCATTTAGCACCAATGAGCAGACTTGCCACCTGTTGCGTGGCGGTGTTGAGGAATTGCAGGCAACGTTCGTCGCTGTATTCCTTACTGATATCGTGCGTCTCCTGCCGGATACGGGTAATGGCATCTTCTACTTTCATATTCAGTCACCCCCTAGCAGATGAACGGCATGCGCTTTTCCGTATTGGCGTATTTCCGCATGGGTACGACATTGGCCAGGGCCGCTTCCACGGCCTGTTGCATGGTATCGCCGTCCGGTGTCTGTGTAAGGACCATACAGGCCAGCTTACACAAGGAATCAAGGAAGACGGCTGGCAGGTCGATTTTCCCGGTATCGAGGTCAGTGATACCAAGGAACGCGGCGTTATAGAGCATATCCACGTCTTTCACCCCAGCATAGAGCTTGTTGTTGAATATCTTGTATTCATCCCAGCGCGGTGGCCGGATAGCGTCTCCTGGATGAAGGTCGCGCCCGTGGCCGTCAACGATGCGAACGAGAGTAAGGAAGTCGTCGGGTAGATCTACACC